TGGAAGAAGAAAAGAATGAACTGGAGAATGAGAACTGGGATTTGATCGAGACCCGTGACGAGCTGGAGAAAAAGAACAAGCAGCTGGAAAAAGACCTTGCTACAAAGCTGGCTGCAAGAGCCATTGGCTGGCCAGCGGAGATGAGTCCGGAACTAAAAGCATTGTATGATGAATGGTTAGCATTATTCCTGCAGAAGAAAAACCTCCAGGCTCGTATTTATGAAGTGGCCAAAGCTGGTGAATTGGATCCGGAAAAGAAAACCATGGCCGGGGAAATGGCTCATAAGATTTTAGACCTTCGAGATGCCTGCAGAAAGATCTACGCAAAGCGTGATCATTACATCGAGCATGGCAAGCTTCCGGAAGAAGCTTCTTTGCCCAACCTCTCACTCAACCCAAGGGACTGGCCACTAAAGCTGCAGAACCATCAAAAATATTTGCGTGACTATAAAGCCAAGATTAAAAACTTACCGGTTGATAGTCCCAAGTTCGAACAGCTGAGAAAAAACATTCAACTGCAGGAATCTTATGTTGCCGAGTATAAAAAACTATTGGGTATTACCGATGCTATTTGAGGTTAAGAAACTGAAAGAGCAAGAGCACGACAGCACAGCCGGTGCCGGCATTGTTGATGCCTCTGATCATGTAGCAGCTGCTACATTGAAACTTCAGCCGGTGATTGACCTGGTCGATCATGGCAAAACGGTGCACTGGGTGACTGAGGGTGATTGGAGCATGCACCAGCTGCTTGAAAAGCTTTTGGAAAAAACAGGTCCTGCAGATGTGTGGATCTCTTCTTATGCTTTTAGTGAACTGCCAGCACGTAAGCTTGCCGATATGAAGCTTGCAGGAATGATCGAGCGTTTGATCTGTGTAATCGATAGTCGTGTTGATGTGCGTAGCGCTAGTGCATTAACGATTATGAAAAACACTTCATCCAACATAAAGCTTTGCCATACGCATTCAAAAGTTACCGTCATCAAAAATGACACTTGGTTTTTGGTAGTTGTTGGTAGCGCAAACTATACTACAAACAAGCGTTATGAAACCGGCCTGATATCAACAGATGCATCTGTTGCCAAATTTCATCTTAAATGGATTGCTAATGAGCTTACCAAACCTTAGTGAGAAACAAGTCGAATCAATCGAAGAAATGGCTGCAAATGGATTTACACCTGAAGAGATCGGTGAAGTACTTTTCTTTTTTAAGGTAGACCAAGAAGCGCTACTTGAAGAGATGAGAACTAAGAAAGGCCTTGGCTATTTGTCCTATCGCAAGGGCTTTCTAAAAAGTCAGCTTGAATTACGTCAACGCATTTTTAAAGATGCAAAGAATGGAAGCTCACCGGCGCAGATGCTTGCTAAGAAAATACTGGATGATGCGGAGTACAAAATGAACAACTCATGAAAGACCTGGTACCCATTGAAAACGAAAAGAACAGCGCATACAACAGGATCCTACGTTTCTATACTGATGACGATAGTGGTATCGTGTTGTCAGCTGATGAAGAGCAGCTGCTAAAGCGCTGGCAGTATTGCGATCGTTTGTTGCTGCAGCGTAAGTTTAAGAGTGAACAAATTGCAGATAAGATCAAAGCACAATTCGGTGTTTCTTCTCACACGGCGCAAAATGATATCGCTAAAACACAACTTCTTTTTGGTGCAGCTCGCAGAGCATCTAAACAATACTTACTCATTCATCATGCAGAGGATATCGCTTTACAAATAGAGCGCATTAAGTATGATAAATCACTCGCTCATTTACTGCCTAAGCTTTATGATGCATACACCAAGGCAGTAGCTGCTCTTCCGGAAGAACAAAACAAAAACATTCTTCCGCCTCCTGTATTCTTGTTTACTACGCCTGATGGCCAGCCGATTGCTAAGCCAATGGGCATTGAAGAAGCAAGGGCTAAAGCAAAAGAAAAGCTGCAGCAGATTAAAGATGCTGATTACATAGATTTCGAAGACAAGCCAAATGAGTAGATCAATCCATACCGAACAACCTATTAAAAACCTAGTGCTTCCAGCAGAGCACTTGCGTTTGCGTTTAATAGCTGCTGTCATCACCTTTTTATTTGGCTGCCGTGGATCCTTTAAGACAACAAGGGCTCAACCTCTTTATGCCCTGGATAACATTTACAAAATGCCTCGCTCCAGTGGTGGTATTATCGGTCTATCCTTCGAGCACATGGGCGATAATACTATTCCTCCATTTCTCCAGGCAATGGAAGAATTCGGCTTTCATAGCGGTGAACATTACATCTATGGTAAGCGTCCGCCAGCATCGTGGCCAAAGCCTTACAATGGCATCTATAACGACAAATATGATCACGTGATTAGCTGGCACAACGGTACCGCTATTCACATCGTATCACTGATGAAGAAAGCGAGTGCAAACGGTTTGTCATTACAGTGGGGCATATTCGATGAGGTGAAGTTTATGGATCAGAAGCAGCTGCTTGAAGAGATCTTCCCGATCTTTCGCGGTAACGAAGAATACTTCAAGTATTGCGCTGGCTACTTAAGCAAAATGTTCACTACCGATAAGGAAGCAGATCCAGTGCAAATAAAATGGTTGCTTGATCATCGCAGCCTGGTTGATCCAGTGCTGATTGATATCATTATGACTTATGCACTGGAGATTAATGAGCTGATGTTTGAAGTAATGCAGGAAAACATTAGCGAGACAAAAAAAGCAAAGCTGCAGAGGCAAATTGATGTTCTTGATGAAGAGCTTTCTTTGTTACGTTCTAAAGCTGTTTATGTCGGTGAAATAAGTGCTGATGATGTGCGTCCTATTTATGGAGATCGTTGGTATAAAGACAAGCGCATGAACTCTTCCGATCGCGTTTGGAAAGTGTCTTATAAAAACGAAGATCCTACTACTGCAGGCGATACGTTTTATCCAAAATACAATAAAGAGCTTCACGAGTATGAGCGATTAGATGATATCAATTCTTCTAAGCCTTTTATCATTGCTCCGGATTACCAGCACAGTGTGGCGCCAATTCCGATCGCACAACTAACCAGGTTGCCGGGTAGCGATGAAATAACCCTCAATTATGTAGATGAAGTCTATACGTTAGCACAGCCAAACACCAAAGACATACAGCCCAATGGTAATGGCAGTAAGGGCTTTTTGCAGGAAGCAGTACAGCTGTTTTGCGATCGGTATGCTAACCATGGTAATAAGACCGTGTACTATGTGTATGATGCTACAGCAAAAGGTAAGCGTGTGAATGTAGATGAGTACTACAAAATAGTTAGATCTATCCTCAAGAAGAATAAATGGAAAGTCGTGCTCGTGTACACGGGTAAGCCTCCAGATCATTACAAGAAGCATACAAACACATCTGACTGGTTAGACCACACTGATGGATCACTACCACGTATATTGATCAATAGACTGAGATGTAAGAAGATGATTACCTCAATCACTGGTGCACCTGCCAAGACTACCAATGGTAAGACGGAGAAAGACAAAGAGTATGAGAATACAAACAAGTATCCGAATGTGAACCAGGCAGAAACAACTCACTTCTCTGATGCATTTGACATGATCAATCATGCAGTACTATTCCTACGAAAGATCAAAACTGTATTATCCAGGAAAGGAACAGCCATGAGAGGATGATGGGCGTGCCGGCAAGCCTTCGGGCTATCCGCTACTACCTGGCTCTGGCCAGGGTATCCGCTACTATCCCTCACGCAGCGGATGTACTTATTTTAACAACATCAGCCGAATACTACACGTATCCACTACCACCATGCAGGTAGTACTGGCCATTGATCAATGGTCTGTGCATCCTAAGGGCTGCACAGTAGCCTAAGGGCCCGCCGGTGCTGTGGCGCACTGTGGAACGTATTGTATTACGCACCCCACAGCGCTATACCGTCATATTTCCAATGAAAACAAGTATCCGCCGAACCTCTGGACAGGGACTGCGGGGGTATCGCTCCTGCTCTAGCGGGGTTTTTTCTTTTCGAATCTGATGAAATGCAAGCCGGACGCCGTTTTTTGTTTTTTGGCTTTGTTGTTTTGGTCCTCGCCTCGAATACCGCCGAACCGCTTATAAGTCGTTGATTTTCTTGAAATTATTTATAAAATAGTCGCTAAAAAAATGTCACAAATCCGTGACTTTTTCGTAACTTATAGTATCAATTAATTCACTCATTTTAAAAATTGTATCATGTCGACACAACAAAAAAATGGAAACGGTTTAGCAGGAACTAAACCAGCAAGCGAAAAGACAACCACCGTTTTAACTCCTGAAAAAAAGGACGAAAAAAAGCCAGTCGAAGCAGTTGTCAAAAACCTCCCTGCAGTTATTGAACTGCCGCCACTGGAAGACCGCCTTCACCGGTTAAACGTTCTCTTTAATCTGCAGCAGAAGTACAACCGCCTACAGCAAAGCCTCCAAAGGTTGGGAAGCTTTGAACTTTCAAAAGATGACGAAACTTGTTCAATCACCTTCCAAGACAAGAACCGGAACAGCTTCACCACAAACAACCCTGAGCTAATGCCGGAGTTTTTAAAATTCCTGAAAGAAACGATCAAGAAAAAGATCAAAGAATTAGAGCCTCAGCTTAAGTGGTAATCCTCACCAGCTCCCGCCAGTGCGGGAGCTCTTTTCCCTCACTTCAATTTTTAAATCAAATGACACTCGACTTATCAAAAGTTGCAGAGGTGGAACTATTGTATAAATCCACCGTTAAAGCCTCAGAACGCCCACTTATTACAAGCTCCCATGAAGCCGCCGACGTTTTGCGCCGCACTTGGGAAGATGGAAAAATAGAACTGTTAGAGCAATTCAAGGTTTTGCTTCTCAATCGTGCAAACAAAGTGCTAGGGCTTTTTAATTGTTCATCTGGTGGCATCACTGGCACAGTAGCAGATCCAAGATTGATTTTATGTGCAGCCCTCAAAGCAAATGCTTGCAGCATTATTCTAGCACATAACCACCCGAGCGGAGGAACAAAGCCAAGCGCAGCAGATGAAGAACTAACAAAGAAAATTAAAGCCGCTTGTGCTTTGGTTGATATCAAAGTTCTTGATCACCTGATCATGACGAGCGAAACCTATTTTTCATTTGCTGATGAAGGCATCCTTTAAAACTTTTGTTATGACTGACGAAATGAAAGCAAAAAGGGAAGCCTTAAAGAGCCTGAGCGCAGCAGCTAAACAAGTTATAGAAATGGGTGAAGCTTCATCTATTAACGAAGGTCTAATTTACCTATATGCGCAGCAAGGACACACAGAAATCCACAGCTTTAAAAAATGGTTAGATAAAGGTTTTGTTGTTAAACGAGGTGAGAAGGCCTTGCTTCTTTGGGGTGAACCGATAAAGGCACACAACCAAGAAAAGCAGAACGACGAAGAGAAAGACGAATTCAAATTTTTTCCTCTTGCCTATGTTTTTTCACAACTCCAAGTACAGCCGCTTATTACAAAAAGCATGGTGAAGTAAAATTGAAGGTAGGACGCCCCCTCGTGCGGCGACTACTTTCTTTTTGCTCACCCTCTCTCACAGATACAATCCCTTCGTTCGCAAAAAGAAAGTAGCAAAGAAAAAAGAGTTGTCGTTGTAGTTTTTTAAAATGGTTTTAGCCAGGCTGCATTTCAAGGGATCAGCTTTATTTATTATTTTGAACCATGCGTCGACACATCATTGCGGTACTTTTATGTACTCTACTAATCAACACCTTACCTGCACAAGACACTACAGGAACCATCGATGAGAAATTTCTAGATTGTGTTGTAAAAATCAGCATTCCAACACCAAAAGGCTTTGCAACAGGAACCGGTTTTTTGATTTCCTACAAAACTTCAAAAGAAGGCTCAAAGGTTCTGCTAATCACCAACAAGCATGTCATCGGTGCCTACTCTTTGGTTGATCCCTTTATTCCGAGGGATTCGATTATTGTTCATCTCTATACAAAGGATAGAAAAACTTCTCATCCCATCCCTGTTAGGCTAACATTTGACGATGGTCAATTACGGTCCCTAGTGCAACTTCATCCAGATCCAAAAATTGACATAGCTGCAATCAACATCTCAAAGGCTTTTAATTTAAATCCTACTCTCTATTATTCAGCGCCCGATACGACATACCTCTACTCATTAAAAAGATTGCCAAGTATTAAGCTAGGTTTTGGCTCTCAAGTTTTTGCTATAGGATATCCAGCAGGACTTGTTGGAGGAAATACAAATCAAGCTATAGCAAAGGCTGGCTACATTGCTTCTTCAATCAAAGGTGACCTGCAAATAGACAATGTTGTGATCAATCGTCGAAATGATACTGTGATCACAAAAGCAACAGGAAAGTACTTCTTAGTAGATGGTTTAATTATTGGTGGAAATAGCGGTGGTCCAGTGGTTAGCCCTAAAGATGTAAGATTTAAAATACTCAATGATGGCTTGGAGTATGTTAGAGGCCTTCCTAATGTGATTATTGGAATAGTTTCCTCTGGAATACCAGGAACAGGCATATCAACGATTTATTCCTCCGATCACATCCTAGAAGTAGTGAAAATGTTCTAGATCCTGCTACACTCCAACGTCACCTTATCAGTATAAGGTACAGTAGTCTTCATTTTTTTGATGTACAACCGCACACCATCAATGGCGATCACATCGCTAAACTGCAGCTGCAGATATAAATGCCTTGGTAGATTCAGCACTATTTCAAAATCTTCGCTGGTAGTAAACTTGCTCAGCACCGGTTTCCATTGACGTTCATACAAACCAACATCAACGCCCAGGATGGTTCTGCATTCAAACGTAAGCGCCCAGTTACCTATTTGCTGGCCAGAGCTACTGTAGATATAGTTACTTCCATAAGGATAGAGATGCCCGTTTTTATTTGGCTGCATGCCATGATGAAACACCAGGTGAATGCCCCAGGGCTCACCTTCTGATGTAGTCTGAGGGAAGATATCCGGATTAAAACCGGCAATATCAAATCTGGGTGCCCAATCTACATAAGTATCGAGCCGGTCCATGCCCAGGGTAGTAGCAGCTGTCGTTATTTCTTGTGTAGCACCTGCAGGCAGGTAATCATAAATATTATCATCATACACCTGCCACTCTAATTGGTTCTGATCATTCAGCCGCAATACATAAAACCGGTTTTCCCTGGCCACGAGATAGTAATGGCCATACTGATCATCTGTCGGTGCCGGCAAATACATTTCTTCCATCACCCAACCTTTGTAAGTCATGTTTAAAAAAGAAGGTTGCTGCTGGCCACCAACAAACGTGTTCTTGATGGAGTAGATCCTTTTTTCACTCAGCTGGTTCCGATCGAGTTGAGGATCTGCATACTTTGTCAGGTCCTTCACTACACCGGTAGCGGTAGTCTTCATTTCTTTAATGCGCAGCACTTTGTTTCGGCGATCAAAATCAAACCACCATCCAAACCGGTTCTTTAAGGCAATCAGAAAATCGGTGATCTTCATATCCGGAAGATGGTCCTTCAGATTGAACTTGATGTTTGGCTGAATCGGAAACAAACCCCAGAAGGTATCGGAAGCACACCACATGATGCCTACGAAGTTTACCATCACGATCTTTTGAAAATCCGGATCATTCAGGATAGCACCTTCAACTCTCCAGCCTACATGCGCCATCGCTCTTTTGATCACGTAGTGCAGGTAAGGGAAAGGGCAAAACACATTGCCATAACCGCCGATTCTTTTTTGAAAAGCCGGCTGTCCGTTTTCTCTTGCTACCTGGTTAACGCTTTGTGCCTTTATAACAGAAGAGAAGCTTTTATTGATCACCGGAAAGAAAGCATAATCGGCAGTGTTAGGAGCACCTCGCATGATGCGTGTAATGTGGGCCCAGAAGCCGCTGCCATTCTCATCAAAGCCAAGCCAGGGAAAAGAACGCACACCGCCATAGTCTGCATCTCTCAGGTTCACATTCTTAATGTCCTGTAATAATGCTGATACACCGGTGAGGTAATACATGCTGATGGTACCACTCTCCGGACGGTTTAAATGGTGCCTGGATTTCTCCAGCTTCAATTTTCCTATGCTGTGCTGCTCATTATCATCTGACACTTTCACATCGATGCCTTTGTAATCCACTCTTGTTTGTGGCAGTGCCCAGAAATCTGTTAACCGCAAATTCTTGTCGGTAGCTCTTATTGATATCGGCATGGAGTACTGCTTCGCATCAACACCGGTAAATTCCAGGAAAGGATTTTCCAGTTCCATCTCCAGCACCGTACCAGGTACAAGATCCAGTTGCTCGCCGTTTCTTTCAATGCCTAACATTAGCCGTAGATTTTAATTTCGAGACCATCCACAATTTTTACATTCTTAAACGTGACCACATTGCCGCTGATCGTGCCCATGTATGAAGCACCATTAGTAAACAAGGTCACATGCGATGGAGAATAATAGAACAGCTGCAGCACCAGCTCACCTACTTCCGTATCCTCTACTTTAAATACAAACTTGTTGTTGGTGCCGATAACACCACCGCCGGCGATCGTTTTTTCAGGCTCGCCTGGTTGGAAGAATACCAATGAGAAACCAAATTGCGAAGCACTTAGGTTTTCAATGAATGCATCCCAAAGCGTAGTGCCTGGATCCGGATCTGGTCCCGGGTCTACTGGCGTCCTAGTATCGATTTGTGCAGATGATTTGGCGCCATAAACACCATTGGCACAAAGCGCCTGCATCTCAAAATTGTAAAGCGCTTCTTTGGCCCTGCTAAACACTAATGGCAATGCTGCAGTATTAACGGTCTGCCAGGCTTCGTTATCGATCCTCCAGCGGAACTGAGTGCTCGCATCTGCAGGATCTGTTTCTATTGCACTGATGGTGATGCGCTTCTTTGTGCTGTCTCCTGGATCATCCACCATGGCCACGGCCACAGAGAAGAACGCCAAACAGGTATTATCCACAAACACAGCATCGCCCAGGTCAAAGTTTTCCGGAGTGTAGAAAGGATCTCCTTCCACGGCCAGCTGAAACTCTATAGGCATGCTCCAACGGGTATCTTCTGATGAGGTAAGTGCAAAGCCAGATGTCAACACTTTCACCGGTAGCCATTTCTTTTCTACTTCCCACCAGCAATCTTTGCCAAGCTGCAGCTCTCGCAAACGATCTTGTTCTTCCTTCTCCAATGGTCCTAGATCACCTTTGTAGCGCAGGTTCTCCAGCTTGGAGGCAAAGGCCTGTTGGGGTGTAACAAAATGGCCGCTGTAATAATCAGGTCCTGTTGTCTTCGAAATTTCTACTGAAGTATAATCCAGGTTCTTTGTGATCACACCACGCACCCGGGCACTGTCAATACAGCCCAACGAGTTGCGATAGTTTAGCGTGAGCTGATTATAATCGTTGCGGTTATCCGCTTCATAAAAGAAAGGATCTGTAACCGGCACCGGTGCACCCGCATTGGTATAATCCTTCAGCTGTATGCTCCACTGCAAAATGACTTTGTTTACATCCAGCGCCGGTAAGCCCCACTGCTCGGCACCAGCTGGCACGTAGTACACATTTCCTTTTACAGCTGGCATCATTTCTTCCACAGTAGCCGTAGATCCATCCGTATAAAAACATTTAGCAACGGCTCTTATAAAACCGCTGCCGATATCTGTATCGTTCAAAAAGCCCAGGTACATCCTTTCGTTGAGCGCTGCGAGTCTTCCACTCAGCTGCCAGGTCAAAAAAGGAATAGGATCATTGGTGAGCGAACCAAAATGATTGATCCAAAAATTGTTGCCGCGGTATTTCATGTAGCTCATGCCACCCTTGATCACGAACGGCGCAAAATCAAGCTCTGATTTATCCCAGGAAGGATCCGGATTAGCAGCTGATATCTCCCGGTACTCGAGGTAAAAAGAAGCGGTCTGCTTTTTGGCTTCGTACGCTGTTTTTTCACTGCCTGAGAATGTTGGCAACTCATACTCCAGTATGCTGTTGACCATTGCTCTTACATCAATGTTTGCCACACCGTTTGTGGGAGAATAAGGCACAGCCGGAAGAACGGAGTAAGCCACGTCAGTCGGGTACTTGTACGCAACACGGTACTCAAAATAAATATCCTGATCATTTGCAGCCAGGGCACTGTATAGCTGATAGTGAATCGGGTTACCCGAAAACACATAAGAGAAAGGTCTTTTTTGTACGGTGGCCATAGTTCTTTGTTTTCAATGGGTCTACGCATTCCAGCTGTCTTCATCATAGCCGGGCATAAACGTTCTAAAAGGCACAATAAGATCCCAACCATAGTGATTTATAAACCACGGCTGATCTTCTATCTCTTCCCAACTCACATTTTCCGGATCGAGGTAATGCATCACGCCATAATTGTCCTGGTCTAGATCTTCCTCCTGCTGGCGTTCCATCTTGGTAAAAAAATCCATCATGATCTTTTCTGCACTGGCCAACGCCTGGCGTTTGGCAGCTACAGGATCTGTGTTCTTTTCTGCCAGGCATGCGAAACGGATGACCATCTCTCTCCGGATCTGGCGATCATCTTTGTGGCCAACGCGACGGCCACCAATAGCCGCCACAATAACCAGGTTCTTTCCGCCCCGGTTCTTTACCTCGGTCATATGCTCTGCAGATTGAAAGCGCACAAAACAACGCTGTTCATTGCTGTGCAGCACTTGCTTGTGCTTCGTGCTCAATCCTTCCAGGAAGTCCTGTATCTGTTCTATATCAAAATCTGGCGCCATTATTTGGTTTGTGCTTTAAGTGCTTTTGCTTCATCCATCTGATGCAAGAGGTACATCATCACTGTGTTTACATATTCATTCTCTACATCCGGAAACTTTCCAAACGCATGATCCTTGGCCACGTTGAGCATAATGCTCACGAGTCCAAAACGTGCCGGCTCTCCGGTACCACCAAACAATTCATCATAGTTGGCGATCAGCTGTCGCCGGCATCCATTGTACCAGGCAGCAATGGCCAGCTTCACACTGGGTGGCCAGCTGGCGATATAATGCTTTGCATTGTACGAGCAAACGTTTTGATTGAACGGCTCTCTCAGATCTCCAGCCGGATTGCGCTCCGCATCATAGCCTTCTTTCATTGGCCGGTACAAAATCGCAATCAGCTCATTTAAGGGCTCATCGTCTTTCTTTTCGCTATCATACCAGGCAGTGTAAAAAGTCTCCGTAAAATGAAACTCCTGCATGCGCAGGTTCTCGATCGTATCGGCAGGTCCGTAAAACGTTTTTTGGCCTCCGTTGGCATCCGTGAAGTGATACAACGGCAGTATATTTTTTGTAAAGTCAATATCTTCCCTAAGCAGGAATGCGAGCAGGTAAAAAAACTCTTCCAGCTCTTCTACATCTACCTTAAAAAATTTAGCATCGCTTAATCCAGTAAGCACCTGCAGCAAACGAAGCAGCATTTGCTCTGCCCTGTAATTCTTCAGGTAAATGGTGGCCATCACCTTAAGCAGTTGCCCAGGCTGTAGCTCATTCCATTCCGTTGGAATGTCATAGTATTTTTTATTGAGCTTAATTGTCTTCATTCAACAGGTACTCTTGTATATGCCCAACCGGTGAACCTTCCGTAATAGGTTTTGTAAGGAACACTGGCGCCAACATTATGTGAATAGAAATAATTACTTGATGTACTCAGACAAACAACTTCATCCCAGGATCTTACATACACATCCCATTGCGGCGGCCTGTAATGGTGACGAACTGCAGGAGTGTAGTAGGTTGTTTTCCCACTGTGATGCGCTACCATTTCAACGGTAGTCCAGCTTCTTTCCGGAGTAAAAACCTTGTCAACGATTTTACCTGTATAACGTTTACTGTAACCTCCAAAAATGTCAACAAGGAAAACGATCAACAGGCCTACTCCAAGACCTATCCAAATCTTTACCTTATGTTCATCCCAAAGATTTCTAAGCATACAGATCTATTTTAAAACCTGAAAATTTTTCTAGTCTCGTTTCCGGATGTTTTTTCTGAAGGATCCTTGTACTCAAACAGAGGTCCTTCATCATAAGCCTCATTGAATTCTGCTGTGCTGGTACCGGAGGCACGATGCTTCACCAGTAACCGTTTTGCACTCAGCATAAAATTCTTTCCTTCCCGATCGCATACTTTCTTCATGTCCTTGATGCGCTGATCAGAAGCAGCACTCCTGCCGGCATCTTCACTTTCCCGATCGCCGCCCATTATCTCGTTGATGATGGTAAAACCGCTATCACTAAAGCGGACAGACAGATGATCACATGCCCTGCGAATCGAGAAGAAAGCCATTGCTTTTTTCAAGGCCTTTATGATCACCGCTTCATCTGCAGACGGAGCTTCTTTTTCTACCAGGTAGGTAACTAATTTGCTACCTATGCCGCTCACGATATAATCGTTTTGCACATCTTCCGCATGGCCACGCAAAGCGTAAAAGGTCCGCATCGGTTGATAGAGCTTGTACTGCTCCGAAAACTCAGTACCGGTGCGAATAAGAAGCGAAGCAAATTGTTTGTATGCAGTACTGCCGGTCCACTCTGCAAAGTCTGCTTTATTAGCCCACAAATAAGCGAGCATGTTTTCAGCACCATACAAAGCACGATCGAGCAGGAAAGCTTTGTGCTCTTTATACTCCCAACCTACTGCCTTTGGCATGTTGTCGGTTGACATGGTCCGCAAACCGTCATCAGTAACCACCACATGACTGGCAATTGCTTCATCATGATAAGCATAAGCCGCAGTAAACAAACGGATATGCTTCAACAGCGCTGTTTGCTTTGGAGTAAGATCTTCAGCTGTATATTTTGTTTGCAGCAATGTATACAGCTCATTGCCGATCAGCGGCACTAGGTAGGTTTGCTCCGCTGCATCAAAATTGGGCAACAGCGATGCGCTGTTTTGATTGGCTACCACCTTAGGCAGCACTTCTTTGATCTCTGCTATCGTTTTTGTCAGCGCCATCTTGTTTTTTATTTACTCCACCGGTAAGCACTGGCTTGCTGCCGGCACCGGTGTCAGTTGTTGTCAATATTGTTGCAGGTATCACCCAGGAAAGGCCTTTGTGCTTCACATCCCATTTGTTGAAAGAAGAAACAAGATCCATGAACGTGGTGCAGCGCTGGCGTTCTACTTCATGTTTGATCACCTGGCTCATCATGTTCTCACGAACATTGGATCCGCCTTCATTGCCTTGCAGCAATCCGGCTTTTTGATTACCGCCACTTTCAGCCAGGTTCCAACCATTACCGATCGCAATTTCAGAATTGGCTGCAGCAGAATCCGGAAGCAGCTCTCCTTGCTTGGTAGTATCCTCGATCGGTATGATATCGATATCGGTGTATGTCTTACCATCACCATCACGATAACCATTCACAAAAATGCTCTTGTGTGCATTCTTGCTGCCTACCAGCCAGGTATCTATTTCATCATACACCTTGTTCTTTTCCTCTTCCAGCTTATCCTCATCCCATTCAGTTGCATCGGTACCAAAACGTTGCTCCCAATATTCTTCCATGATGATGACCTTATACTTAGGTCGCATAGAGTTTTCAAACAAACTCTTTTTCATCACCGGCACTTGCTGTGCAATCTTCACCCATTCATAAGTAGCCATCCATGTAGGCACCGGGTAATAGTGTTTGTTCCAACCTGGTGCGCGTAGCACCATGGCAAACTGGCGCTCTCCTTTTTCGGCCCACTCTTCCAGGTCCTGCAGAGGATTGTTTTCATTCAACAGGCGAATTTTGAACACCCGCTCATCGTTCGGGCTGCGAATGCCTTTATCCCAGGAGGCGCTGTAGTATAAATGAGAAGATCTTCCGGTTTTTGGATCCTTCCTGGAAAAACGTATTTCAGTAACATCATCACGCTGTATGCTTACAATGTTCTCTCCAGCCTTATCGAGCATGATGCGCATCACGCACCAGTTGAACGCCATCTGGTCCTTCATCCATCCATACACCTGGTGAAAGAGCTGGTTGCGTTTGACGAAAGCTTTTATATCCTCATCATCGTTCACATACTTCTTGATCACCATCTGCCCGGCATCATCAGTATCAACGATCGCTGGCCTCATGCCCTGGCAAAGTGCATATCTTGATTTGCCCTCGATGATGGCATTGAGCACACCACATTTTTCGATATCGGCTATATACTGAGAAGGCAGGCAATTATCTGCACCCCACGGCGCCCATGGTAACACCTTCAAGGTTTCCAGCGGTACGGTCTGGGTGATAGGCTTTGCTTCAGCTGGCGTAGCTATTGCCGACATATCGAAGAAGATGCCGCCCATAGGCCTTGTGCTCATGTGCACGCCCTTGCCTAGTTTTTTAATTATGGCGCTCATTAATTGATGACTCTTTTACCGTTAAAAAATTGGATTAGGTCCACATGCACCTTCGTAATATGAACGCCTGAATTTGCGGGATTAAAAACGTTTACAGTGCCATGCTCCGCATGATCAGGATCCCTTGAGATCTTACCGTCATCTGCCTGGCTGTCTGAAGCTTCATTCTGAGGAGTCTTTTCATCCGGATGATGCAGGATCATCCAGCTCTCCAGGCTTACCAGCTCGCCGCCGGTGCCTTTTTTGCGATTGCAGGTGACAAATACCATATCAAAGGGTTCACCCGTAAAAAGTTGCTCATATACTTGTTGGCGTAAAATGGTCCCTTCCATGCCCTAAAATTCGGCGGATGTCCTGGCGGACGAAAGGACAGAAAAGCGAGAGACTATTTAGGAGAATTTGGCCCGTAGAATCGATCGCGGAATGCGTCAATGCATCGCTGGCCATGCTCATTGTCTACATAAAACAGTTTGTAGGTAACCATATCCTTACCCCAGTCAACAGTGTAATCACCCATCTGGAGCACAATGCTCTCCTCCACATACAGCCAGATCTGCTCAAACTCTTTTAAAGTAGCGTTGAATACAGACCAGGTGCGAAGCGGAACGGGATCAGCCAAATTTGCAAAGGTGATTTCATGTATTTCTGCATCCCATTCGAAAGAGTTGCGCCCTTCCGGGCCAACAGGCAAATGAACGTCACGAGGTATAAAAGCAGTGAATGGTTCCGGACGTTTGTAACCAGGTGCCGCCCTTTTATCGATCTCTTTTTTTAAAGCAGCTGCATAGATGTAGTCTTCAGCTTCTACTGCTTTTTCCAGTTCTGCATTCAGCTGGTGATCACTGAAATGATCAAATGTGATATCACCGTTTTCTTTATTCACAAGGAATACATTTTTATAGCCACCTTCCATAAACTTAACTTATAAGTTAATTTTTAGCTCTTCCCCGGTAAGGGCAAAGTATAGGTTTTGTAGTTGGTGGAGGTATTGGAGATGCACATCATTATGATAACCATTAAGAAAATACCCAAAACCACCAGGCGTACATCGTGTGTAGATAATAGTATATTTCTCTTTGCCATAAATGATTCCATCCTCATCTTTTTGTCTGAGCACAAACCCTGCCTTCTCTAATATTTCAGGAGTTAAAGGGATGGGCTCAAATGCCGGGAATGCAATCTGCTGTTCTCTTTCGTTGTGTTCGTCAATAGTAATCACATAAATTCCTCTAGTGCCGAACACTTGCACAACGTCACCTAAGTACTTTATCCAGTTACCGAACCTTAGTTCGTTTACTTGTATCATTTGCTTGCCTCCCATTTTTCAATAACATACTCAGGCCCTTCATCTCTTGCAGCCTGTGACGTACTCGAGTAAAATTTCAGAAGAGAAACCAGGTCCTTCCGATCGTATTTTTTTTCACTCTGCGTCCAACCGGTTTTTTGCAGCAGCTGCAGCTTTTTTTCAGTGCTGATGGTTTCGCCATGTTTCAACCGGTACCGCATGGTTGTGATATCACTGGAGGTAACACCAAGCTCTTTATGAATGCCCCGCTTGGCAATCATGTCAGCAAAGGCTTTATCTATTTCTGCAACACTCATAAACCAATATTACAAAACGTCACGCAAACGTCACACTATCTCCCCGCAGCATCGGCTTCAATCGCTGCCATACGCTGTTGCTCTGCCTGCAGCTGCGTGAGGTAGATCTTCGCATCGATACCGTATTTCTGCAGATCGCTTAGGGTTTGGTTTACATTGCTCAGCGTATCGTTCAAACGAATGATCATGTTGGCCATATCTGCAGACGCACCTGGTTCGGCAGCTGTCGTGGATCCATTCGCATCAAACTGGCCACCTGTGGCATAGAAACGACGCACACCCGTAATAGAATCGTTGATGGCCGGCACATTCATTTGCACCGGTTTGGCACTGCTCCATTTGGGCACCAGCTTGGCGCCAGTGCTCCACTGCACACCACCATTCAACCCATTCAGCAAAGAATAGATCTGTGAAGGCGTTCCGGACACGTTATAAGTTCGTCTATCCTGCATGGTACGTTTGCTGCCAATTCCTTCGCCACCTTCCAAATAAGCCTGTATTTGCCCCGTATATGGATGATACACCGGCATGCCTTTGCTTGGATCTGCATGAGAAGGTCCATTGAGCATACCACCCTTTCCATACTCTGGTGGCTTTTGTTTAGCGATAACAGCCACTTGTGCAGCTGTGGTACCTGCAGCCAGGGCAATTTGCACAATACGAGCCACACCCAAAGAAGCGATATCCAAAGGCCCAGGTATCGCGGCCAGTGTGGAGGTGATGGCCATGGCACCATTCATAAGCGCCTGGATCACCTGCATGCGCTGCGAACGTTTAAATTGTTTCAGCCTCGTTTCTTTCTCCCGCTTCTCCTGGTTCTGTTCTATCTCTCGCAGTTTACGATCGTACTCCAGCTGGCTCACCATGCCGGCCTTCAAACCGTTCTGCAGGTTTTGTTTCTTCTTTTCATTGATACGGCGATCACGCTCCAGTTCTGCGTTTTCCTGTTCGGTCTTCGCATCGGCAAAAATGGAATAGATGTTCAAAGCAGAATTGGCAAAATCAAGCACCATATTGGCTTGCTCCAGCCAGTAATTCTTTTCAGTCTCACCACGCCTTACACGGTATTGCTCACGAATCAGATCCTTCTGTGCTTCCGTCAGGTTGGTTTGTGCCAGCTCCTGTTTTTCCTGGTCTTGCAGCAGCTGCAATTCTGCCAGCATACGCTGCCTGCCTCTTGATCGGATCAGCCTTAATTCGTCACGGGCAATGGCATCGGCATTTAAGGTCCTGCCCAGTTGTACCACCTGCTCCGGAAGACGAACAGTGGCCAGCTCTTTCAAACGTGCCAGGCGTTCCTCCACTTTCTTTTTTTCAGCCTCACTATTTTTTGCAAACTGCTCTTGTTGCTGTTTGCTAAACTTCTCAACTAACCGCTGAAACTCCAGCTGGTACAATTCCTCAATACGCAGCAACAAGGTTTTATTGTTGCCGGCCTGAGCTCTCATCTTATCATACTTCTCCTGGAGCTGCGCAATCTGCTTTTCCACGCCATCCGGAAGAAGATCCGATGCAATACGGTTCAACTCTTCCTCCAGCGACTTCATATCATTGGCCGCTTTCTTGGCAGCACCGGAAAGTTTTTTCGACTGGCCTTCCATGGCCGCGATCTTTTTCTCGAGATCTTCTATCTGCTTATTGAGTTTTTTGCGGGTAGCATCATCGGTTGTATTATCGCGTTGCTCCTGCAGGTCCTTCAGTTTTTCCTTTAGGGAAGCAATACTGTCGCCGGCTGTTTTGGTAGCATCAGCTGTAATCTTTGTTTGCTGGTTGGCCTGGTTGAGTATAGTGCTTACATTTTCTCTTGCCGCTTTATCAATATCACCCTGCAGTATTTTGATCTCTTCCAGTACACCGGCAATTTCTTTTGTGTCAACTCCAAAGAAGGTCGAGCCACCGGTCAAACCGGCTTTAGATTTCGCACCCTGGCGAATGGCTTCTTCTGCCTGTTCTTTAGTGATGGTTTGGCCAGCTGCTCTATAGCCCGATTGTATTTGAGCAACCGCACTATCACGCTGTTTTAATTTATCGGTAAGCAAAGAAGCTTTTGCTTCCAGCTCCGCTTTTTTACTGAGGGAGGTGATGTAATCATCCAGGATCTTCTTTCCTTCTGCAGTGGCCAGGTTCTCCAGCGTAAGGCCTTTCAAATAATCCGGAGCAATAGCGATCAAGGCATTCAGAGCTTTCTTCCGGTTGTCTAAAGAAACATTGTTGTCGTTGGCCACCTGCGTCAGCTGTCGCATCTTCTCTACGGTCTCAGAAGTGCTCTCCGCTACCATCTTCGACACCTGGCCATACAAACGCTGCTCTGCAGTCAAGGTTTTCATATTTCGAACCAGTGCCGTGATCCCGATCACCAGGGCACCAACAATCGTAAGCAATACACCAATAGGCCCTAAGCCTGCAGCTGTAGCATTTCGCCACAAAACCTGCACAGCGGTAGCAGCGGAGATCCGTCCGCTTAGTACCAACACAGCTGCAGAATACAAAGCGGTAGCAGAAGCCACCACGGTATTGATCACACCCATGCCTTTCGTTACTGCAGCATTGACCACTTTCACAGCCGTATCCTTGGCCGTTACTGCAGCGGCTTTTAAATATTCTGCATTCATCAACACAAGGCCAGTAACCATGAGGGCAATAGCGCTCCTGTTCTCCTGGATAAATTCCGGAGCGGCTTTCAGCACATTGACAAAATTGTTCAGCGATCGCACGACAAAGGCAGAAGCTTCTGTGATAGTGGAGGAAGTAAACAGAGAGGCAAAATTTTTCTTCAGCTTATCCAGTTCTGCAGCTGCATTGTTATTCTTCTTAATAAACTCGTCCATGATCGATGCATTACTTTGAATGGCGGTATTGGCCACCTCCTGCTGTTTACGCACCGTATCGATGTTGTTGGCCAGCGCCAGCATCACGTTAGATCCTCGGGCACCATCGATGCCCAGGCCTTTGAGTTTATTGATAAATTCAGCTGCGTCCGGATTCGCTTGTTTTAGCCTGGTCAAAAACTGCAGGAAAGCTTCGTTCGTTCCCTGGGTTTTTAAAATATTATCCAGCTCACCTTTTGCAAAGCCGGCGGCTTCGCCAAACTTCTCCAGGTTAGAAACGAAATCAAGAAAGAACGTATTTAAGGCAGTGGCCGAAACTTCCGTTGTCTGGCCGGCGATTTCCAACGCTGCAGAATAACCAAGCACCTGATCAGCGGCTAGGCCAACCGTTGGCGCCGTACCTGCCAGGCGTTTTAAAAAGTCAACGGCGAAAGCTTCACTGGCTTCTGAGTTGGCGCCTATCTCGTTGATAGCGCTGGCCATGTTCAGCATTTCCGTTTGAAAGATCTTCGAGGTCTTCGCAATATCGATGATGGCATTCTCACCCAGATCCTCACCAAGAGCCACATTTATTTTATCTGCTTCCTCCACAAACTTTTTTACATCGGCAACACTATCCTTACCCAACTTACCGGCTTCGCTGGCCAGCTCTCTCAGCTGCGCATTGGAAGTACGTGTATCAATTTTTGCCAACTCTTTATTTACCTGCTGCACCTGCGTAGCGGTAAGGCCGGTTGTCTTTTCGATGTCTGCCAATTCATCAGCGATCTTGGCGGATCCTGTTACCATGCCGGTAACGTATCCCATCACCGTTTCCAGCATTGATTGAACGGTATTACCAACCACTACACCAACAGCTACCGTTTTTGCCTCTTGCCAGAAGCTTTTCATTGCCCTGGATAAAAAGCCCACTTTATTTTTTTGCTCCTCGAGCTCTTTGTTGGCCTGCTTGTACTGAGCTACAATTTTTGAATAATCAGCATCTTCCTCACTCAGTCTTTTTAATTGCTGGCTTAGAGCAGTAACGGCTTTCTGTGTATCACGGAAAGACGGCGACAACTCACCAGTTACTTTTTTACGGGCACGCTCAATAGGCTCTTCCAGCTTCTTAAGATCATTTGTCAGCTGCTGCACTTGTTTTGGATCCGTTGCATCTTTCAACGCCTGCTTCAGCTGCAGTTCTTTTTTAAGCAAAGCATCCAGCGCCTTCTGAGCTTCGCCGGATTGAATGAATATGTTTATCTCGCGGTTGACTATTTGGTTAGCCATAGGATGGATTTATTTAACCAGGATATTGTTTACAATTGCATCGCCTAATTCTTCAGCTGCAGTGGTGGCGATCTTTTCCACTCCCTTCTCACTATCCAGAACATTGTTTATAAATGGCTTTTCAACACGGCCATTGGTGCCCATCTTTCCCAGGCTTTTTGGATTGGTAGTTTTTGTTGCACCATACTTGTCTACCCACTTGCTGCCCTTATTACCACCACGGCCTTTACCAGCTCCCTTCTGTGTCCATATCAATGACCGGCGGAACTTGATGCTTAGCTGATCAACCTGGCCATCGTGCTCTTTGGTAGCACCTTTTATTTTTGGCAGTGATGGTCCGGAGCTTGGACTGTTCTCTCGATGCTGAATGCCTAAAGAATTTCCCTCTGTTTGGATATCACTCACCACTTCACCCAGGTCATTCTTTATGCGCTCATTGTATCGATCGAGGTTTAGTTTCATGGTACAAAAAAGTCCCGCCGGTGGCGGCGAGACTTAGCTTTTACAAATGATGATGGATTGTTACTTGTTATCAGCTGCAGCATTCTTGTTGTCCTTTTTTTCAACAACAGGAGAAGCTTTCTTTTCTTTTATAAGGTTTCCACCTTGAGCCAGATACTTAGCAGCTGCTTCCGGAGTGATATCACTCAGCTTACCTGCATAGCCGGATCCTCTTTTCTTTCCTGCAGGTATATGCATGTTGCAATCTTTTTGCTCCGCAAATGCTACTTCATATTTGGCTTTGGTAGCCTCATTTTTAAATTCTAACGGCATATAAAAAAATTTGGTTCAAACAGTTTGAACAATCATCAACGAGGATGATTAAGCTACCTTGGTAACAGCACCTGAGTAGAAGAATTTCTTCTTACAAGTGATCGTTACTTTGTACTCTTTCTTTCCTTCCTTAGTGGTCTTACCATCAAATTCTACAGTGAACGATGGAGATACGCACTCATCACCTAATTGCACATAGCTGTCATCTGATAAGCAATCCGCTTCTTTGATCAAGCAGATGATATCATCGTTCAGCGTACGCTGCATTTGCTCTTGTGTGCTGGCGCTGTCACCTAACACAACAAACTCGCAGCTCCACTCGATTTCACGAGCGCCATCATCACCCACAGAAGAACCTTTTAAAGTAACTGTGTGGTGCTTACAAGCCCACTCGAAAAATCCCTTGCCTACAGGAAAGGTGTGTGCGGTAGCGATTGATAAAGTTTCGCCCAGGTCTGGTGTTTCACCAACTACTGGCTCCTGGATAGCAGTGAAGTCTGTACGAGGAGCAAAAAGGAAAACATTTTTGTAACCACCGGCGTAAGCGCTTGGGTTGGTATTTCTGGTTATATGACCATAATTAGCCATTGTATAAAAGGTTTTTTGTTTAGGAAAATGGATTCTCTCAGTAGTAGTGATATCAATGGCTTACTCAACTTCGCTGATCACGGAGCCGATGCAGCCCTCGTTGATCAAATACGCTTGCGACTTTTCATCGGCGCAGATCTCCAGTGCTGTGCGGTAACCGATACCAGGTATAAATACTTTGGGAACGATCGGCACAAATACACGGTCTTCATGCACAAAATGAACTTCGCCGGCGGCAGTTTTTTTAGCGGCTAATTTTTCTGCAGCTGCTTTCGCCTCTGCTTCTTTTCTCTGCGCTTCTAATTTTTGTTCTGCTGCTATTTGCTCAGGAGTTTTTTGCTCGGACACGGATAGAAAGTTTTTTGTTTTAAAAGAACCTGGTTGATTGCTCAACCAGGTTTGGTTTGCTTGCTGTATGAAAAATGAATGCGATTATGCTTGATTGCTTACACGCAACACAGCGAGATCCTGAATTTGGAAACCGATCACGAATGATGTAGAAGTTTCCAGCGTGTAATGTTTTTCGATCGCTTTGATCACGTTCATATCACTCAGTTGATCAGTACCTGCTACCAGGTTGCCTGCAACTGTAGAGATCAAACGGCGGCTACCTTGCAACCAGCTCACGGGTTTGATACCGCAACGGCGCTCAGTTTTAGCCAGGTACGTAATACCATCTACGATTTCGAAATTTTTGCTCACTTTATCTTCATAGTCATCCATCAGGTACTCATAGTCAGTCATAGACTGATAAATCAACACCTGGCCAGATTGACCCATTTTTACTGACTCATCGTGTGAGCGATACAGAGCCATATTTTTTGCGTACGCATTGCTACCATCCACAACACCGGTTGCTACTGCAGTAAGATCACCATCTGTGATGGCATCAGCGATATAACCGCCTAAACCTTTGGTGATAGCTTTAGCACCAGCATACTTCCATTTTGCAGCATGTGTGTCCGGAGACTGACCTGCAGCAGTTGCAGCCACACACTCGAAATAGCGAACCTCACCGTCTTGAGTGAACTTCACCAGCTCACCTACAGCATATGTGTCACCGGCATCGAAAGCAGCAAACGCAGCTTTGCCTTTACCATGGTAAACGGTTTGAAGATTCAATTCGGTACCCATTCTTTGCATGTAGGCATTCCACATGAACTCTGCAAACGGGATGTTCATGTTCTCGGTGTTTTCACCGGCGCCACGCTTTTGTGCCATGAAGGTTGGCAGATATAAAGAAGGCTCGATCTCGAAATCACGTTGCACCTTTTCTACTTCCAATACGCGAGGCTCATAAGCAAGATCTTTCTTAGCCTTGAACGTACCGGTGTAAGGTTTCAACCCGTCCGCGATCAATAATTTGTGCAGGTTTAATTTATTCTTTACGCCAGGTATCACTGTGATACCTTCCTGCTCAAGACGTAATGAGTTGTATAACTCAGAAATAAGGGCATCTCTGTACTCGCCAGGATAGGCCGCTAAGAGTGACAAATCTGGATTCATAGAATATTTGAAGTTTTAGGATACGATTTTGAAATAGGATATTGGATTTAAAACGGGCTTTTCACTTTACTTTTTGGCGTACGCTTCTGCTTGCGCATCGAAGCTGGTACGATACTTAGCTTTTGGATCAGTAACAACAGTAGCAACAGGCGCAGGAGGAGTATCCTCGTTTGTCGTTGTCTGAGTGATCTCAGCTGCAGGCGTTCCTTTCAGCTTTGCATTCTCAGCTTCCAACTCCTGGATGCGAGTGTTGTTTGCTTCAATGGTTTGGTTAGCAGCGGCCAGGTCATTTTCTGCAGTGGTCTTGGCAGTGTTGGCAGCAGCAAGATCTTCTCCTGCTTGTACCAAAGCAGCTGCATCTGCAGACAATTTATTTTCAACAGCAGTCAAATGTGCTTCTGTCATCCAGATGCCTTCATTAACTACCGCTTCAGGTTTAAACTCTTCGCCTTCCGGAGCAAGGGCAGCGATGCAAGCCAGTACGGCTACAATGTTTTTACTCATTTTCTATTTTTTTGGGTTCTGGCCAGGAACAAACTCCGGGCAATTATTTTATGCATGGGCATGATACCATCGATCATACCATACTTTTCTGCGTCTCTGGCGATGTATGTTTTTCCGGAAAGCACATTCTCTTTATTCAGCTTCAATCTCTTTCCTCTTCCTGCCTTTACATTCTCATGAAACACTTCAGCCAACGGGTTTAAGGTTTGCTGCTTGTAGGCGTTCATATCACGGCCTTCAATGTTTTTGTCCGGAGAAAGATCACTGTACACTTCAATGATGTCTTCTTCTTCAGCATTCACTGTTTTAGGATTGCGCATCTTAGCTACCACACCAATGCAGCCTATGATATCAGTTTCACTGAGCGCATAGGTTTCATCGCATACAGCCAGTGGCCAGTAACCAGCACTGCAGGCCATACCGCTTATGACACCGGTAACAGGTTTTACTTTTCTTGCAGCAATTACAGCATCAGCCAATTCCTGAGTACCATTTACCTGGCCACCGGGACAGCTTTCGCTAAAAAGGAGAATGGATTCAATAGAGTGAGACCTTGCGGCTGCAGCAACTTGAAGTGCCAGGGATCTGCTGCCAACGGATCCGCATACATCGCTTTTGGTAAGTACACCGGCCATAGTTATCATGGCCACATTATCCGGAACATCCGGAAGCTTCAGTGAGCTAAAGAAGCCCGTAGCTATTTCTTTTCCAGCCAGGATATCGCTTGCCAGCTTTGCATAAAACTGAATGCTTGGCTCATGCATCATCCACTGGTCACGGAGCAATTCTAATGTTAGCGTTTTTACCACGATACAAACGTATTGTGGCCAGCCGGCGAGCGAAAGGACAAAAAAAAGCCCCTCCTTTTGGGAGGGGTTATGATAAAAAATCTGAGCGATTATCTGCCTTTTGTACCGGCTTTAGTTGCACTGGCTCCTCCAGCCCGGGCGCCACCTCTGGCACCGGCTCCACCGGCTTTGGCCATCGTACCGCTTTTTGTTGCGGTGGTTCTTCCGGAAGAAGCGGTTTTGTTAGCAGCTGATTTTGTAGCTGTTGATCCCTTCGAAGTCGTGTTTCTGCCTGTGTTTCCTTTTTGCATGGTTAGTAAATTTTGATGAATATTAAAGTTAGTAATCTTGCAGCATGGGATTAGCACCTTCTTTTGATATTCATTTCACCTTTCGCGGTATTGAACGGAAAGGCCTGGTAAGAAAATACAATGATGGCATGTATAGCGTAGGCCTTACCGGTGATGATATCATGAAAGATTTTACCGGCAACATCTTTTTCCATCCGGATGGAAAGGTTGAATACCACAAGGAAATTTCTGCTAAAGACAAAACAGATCTGGAGCGCTCTGTATTGGCAGCTATCAAGGAAGGTGAAAAAAACCTCCTGTAGAAACAGGAGGTTGCTTGCCATTACAAAACTACTTATGAGAAAATTGACGGATGGTAAAGTTCAACTATAGGCATGGCCATGGAAAGGACAAAAAAAGAGGCCCCTGTAGAAACAAGGGCCGACCATTCAAAAGACTACGATTCTCAATCTTAAACCTACTTTAACCCAAGGGCATTCATTCGCTTCTCAATGGAAGCAATCATATCGATCAACAGCTTTGCATAATTAGGATCTGTAGCATAGCCGGCTTTAGCAATTTTCTCCGCAAACTTTCTTGGATCTCCCTTCACCTGCAGGGCAGCACCATAACGAGGATTCTTCAAAAAGAAATGCGCATGATCTACAAAGCACTCTTCTGGTGATTCATATTTCCGGAAGTAATCTTTGATGGTGTATTTAAACATCTTCACACCATTGCGTACGCATGGCTCTATCTTAATGATCTCCGGA